TGCCCTTGAAGCTTGGAAGAAAAGAGTAGGCGAGGACGAAGCAGCTCGAGTTTCATCTCGGGCTGCCACTCGTGGAACTAACATCCATACGATGTGTGAGAACTACGTGTTAGGTCATGACATCGACACGTCGATGCCTCATAATATGATGATGTTCCGCCAGATCAAGATGATCCTCGACGACAAGGTTGACATGATCAGAGCCACAGAATGCACTCTGTTCTCTGATCATCTGAAGCTAGCAGGTTCATGCGACCTCATAGCAGACTACGACGGCCGTCTGTCGATCATCGACTATAAGACGTCTGCGAAACTCAAACGTAAAGAATGGATCGAAGGTTACTTCATGCAAGCCAGTCTCTATGCATACATGCTATGGGAGATGACAGGCATCCTAGTGAAGGACATTGTTATCATCATCGGTGTCGACGATTCTCTCGAGGCACAAGTGTTTAGGGAACGACCTCAAAACTACCTTGAGAAAGCGACCGATCTGGTTCGATCTTACCATCAAATGTACGGATAAGAAAATGCGGCTTCGGCCGCATTTTTTTTGACAATAAACATGTACAATATTTCGAAAACAATGTAAGGTGGAACTATAATCAAGAAGGAAAAAATATTATGACTCGCTTATTTGAATACATCCTCGCTCAAGATGATCCTTTCGATTTCATCTATGAAGCCCTCGGTGGAACTCATGGTGTTGAAACCATGAACACCTGCACTGAAATGTACTACGATATCTCTGCAGACTATCGTTTGCATCCAGATGATGACTTCGAACGCATCATTGAGATTATGGTCGATCAGATGGAGGTTGTATGACTAGTCCTGTTATCGGTTATTTCGGTCGCGACACCGTTCAGCGAGCAATCGCTGAATACTTCTCCAAGCATGGCATTACAGAAGATGTTCGTGACTATCTGATGGTCCTCGAGGACGAAAAGCCCGATGATTTTTTTCAGCTAGTTTGTGATTTTATAGAAAAATAAACATGTACATTTTATCAAAACTTTGGTAAGGTGGACCTATAATAAAGAAGGAAGCAAACATGAACACGATCACTCAAGTTATCCGCGATATGAAGGCTACTATGACTCCTGCAGAGTTTCGCAACGAGATGCTCGCTAGCCTCTCTTTTCTTATCTTTGCACCTATCGTATTCGCTGGCCTCTGGATTATCACGCCAGCGTAAATTAAACATGTACAAATAAGCCATTCTTTGGTAGAATGGTATTACCAAATTGATAAAGGAAACTATATTATGGCACATATGATTGAATTTCTCGACGGCAAGGCTTCGATGGCTTATGCAGGCGAAACTCCATGGCACCACCTCGGCACGAAGGTCTCGAACGACCTCACTCCGAATCAGATGCTGAAGGCAGCAAACCTCGACTGGAAGGTCAATCCAGTTCCTGCTTTCGCCGATATTGGTGGCAAGCAAGTCGACATCGGTCACTCCGCTCTGGTTCGTGACGTCGACAACAAGATCCTCGACGTAATCACTAACGATTGGGTTCCTAATCAGAACGAATCAGCCTTCGAATTCTTCAATGATTTCGTTGCAGCGGGTGAGATGGAAATGCACACCGCTGGTTCGCTTCGCGATGGTCAGCTTGTTTGGGCCTTGGCAAAGGTGAAGGATTCCTTCGAATTGTTTAAGGGCGATCAGGTCGATTCCTACCTGCTCTTCACCAATCCGCATAAGTATGGTTGGTCGATCGATGTTCGCTTCACTCCTGTTCGCGTTGTTTGCAACAACACTCTGACTCTCTCGCTTAACAGCCAGTCGAGCAAGATTGTAAAAGTCAGCCATCGCCGCGAGTTTGATGGTGACGTTGTCAAGGAAACACTCGGTGTCGCCAAGGAAAAGCTTGCTAAGTACAAAGAAATGGCTGCTTATCTTGGTTCGAAGCGCTACACTGACGAGAACATCGTCGAGTATTTCCAGCGTGTATTCCCTGTCACTGGTTCGAAGAAAGATCTCAGCAAGAATGCTGGTATCGCTCTCGAAATCATGGACCAACAGCCTGGCGCCGAATATGGCGAAGGTAGCTGGTGGCAGGCTTTCAACGCGGTTACCTTCATGACTGATCACATGATTGGTCGCAATGCAGATAATCGTATGACTTCTGCTTGGTACGGTTCGAACAAGAACCTCAAGACGAAGGCGTTGGAAACTGCCATCGAATTTGCAGACGCAGCATGATTGTAACTTACCTGCCATGGCTGATGTCATGCCTTACTATCTGGATGACATTGCTGGCAGGTAACAACCACCCTCGAGCGTGGGCGGTTGGTCTTGCGAATCAGGTCCTATGGGTGACATGGATTATTGCCAGTGAAACATGGGGCCTGATTCCAATGAGCATAGCTCTGGCAATTGTATATGCTCGTAATCACTTTAAATGGAATGCGGAGGATAAGAATGTTTGAGGTTAAGAGTCGTTCTGTAGAGGCGTGGGGACCTCTTGCTTCTCTAAGCGAGAGTAAGTTCAATCAGATCCTCAACAGTCAGCCTGGTTCTACGAAGGATAAGATCAAGAAGCTCAAGAAGCTCAAGACGTATAAGGTTCAGTTCAAAAAGGTTTGGCAATCAGGTTACTTTGAAATCCAGGCTCAAGATGACTACTCTGTTAGTACTGCAGCTAAGCAATACTTTAAGGAGAATGCAGAATCCATCGAGTTCGAAGAACAAGCTCGTAATCAGTGGGCAGATGGTTATGCAGGTTATGATTCGTTTAGTTATGTAAAGGTAAGGAGTTAAGTTATGTTTTGGTTTATTGGTCTTCTCACAATCCTTTTAGGACGGACGTTCTATGCAGGCATGAATTATAAGACTCTGTTCTATCGTGATCCTACGCGCTATGGTGAAACAATGCGGCAATTGGATGATGATATGATTGCCGGTTATATCGTGAGAACCGTCGTCGTCGCTGTTACTTGGCCGATATCTTTGCCTTTGATCGGCATCTTCGTACTCGGTCAAAAGTTTAATAAGAAGGAAGTTTAATATGTGGTTATGGTTAATTATTGCTGTTGTACTCTTTGCAGTCAGTACATATTGTATCGGACGGCTTGATCTAGATGGTGGTGATCCAGCTGGTCTGTTGTGGTTAAGTTTTATTTGTTCATTGTTGTGGCCGATTGTACTCGCCGTCGTAATTGTTGGTGGTCCATTCGCCGGCCTCTTCTGGCTCGGTGATCGCAAGCGTGAGAAGCTCAAGAAGGAAAAATCTACCGCGAATAAATAAGTGAATGGTAGAAGAAAATGGTACTTACTTTGTAGGCATGTCTTTCGAAACCGAGGAGAACGAAGAGATCGTCTTCCCGGTGATGTTCCATACGAAGAATTACAAAGAAGCGCTTACACTCACTCGATGCATTGCCGCTGGTGATCCAAGAAAACGAGTGATGTTTGCAGATATTGATGAGGAGTTCTAATATGAAGAAACTTATTGCATCTTTAGTTGTCGGTAGTATGTTAATCTCTACTCCTGCCTTTGCTGATCATCGTCGAGATCGCGATCATGTCCAGCAAGAGCGTCGTAAAAGTGGCTGCGGTTGGCTTTGCGGTGCAATCATCGGCGGTGTTGTAGTTGGTGCTCTGAGCTCAGGTAATCGAGATCGCGAGAGGGATCGCGAGAGAGAAAGAGATTATGAGCCATACAACGAAATCCGTTACTACCCGCCTGATTATAGATATGACAGACGCTATTGCGTTCGCGAGCAGATTACCGAATGGCGTCGAGGCGAACGCTACGTTTATTGGGAAACCCGTTGTAACTAAGGAATAACATATGAAGAATTTTATTGCGCTAGCACTTGTGATGCTGGCAACTCCAGCTATCGCGCAGAAGACGCCTACAGGTGTGACGTATGATACTACCATTGTCCGTGCGATTGATGGTGATACGATTGTCATTACCGCTCCGTATCTGCCAGCTCCTCTGAAGCCTGAACTTGGCGTTCGAATCTTTGGCGTCGATACACCTGAAAAGAGCTTTCGGGCCAAGTGTACTAGCGAAAAAGTACGCGGCGAACAAGCTAGTGAATTCACCAATTTGGTAATCAAATCTACGAAGAAGCATCAGGTTGTTCTGTACGATTGGGACAAGTTCGGTGGTCGTGTCCTTGGAGATATTCTC